CCTTATAAACCAGAAGCGATTGTTTATCCAATGATGCACGGACACGCAGAGATTGGAGATACCGAACAATTAAAATATGCTTACTGGGATTCTGAAAGATGTATCAAGTTTGATGAGAACGGAGATGTGTTTGAGGAAGTAGAACACAATCTAGGTGTATTGCCTTTTGTATTTACACACAGAGAAGAACAATTAGATTCTTTCTTTGTTGAAGGTGCTACAGATTTAGTATCTGCTAATGAGCATATCAATATTACAATGACTGAAATGCAATTAGGACTAAGATTCCAAATGTTTGGTCAGCCAGTAGTAACTGGACTTATATCTGATAACTCTAATGTTAGAGCAGGATCAGATGAAATTTTAACTTTGCCAGAGGGAAGTAACTATAATATTGTTGCTCCACAAGGAAATGTAAGAGATGTTATCGAAAACATTAAATGGCAAATAGAATTAGTGGCGTTAAATAATCATTTATTTGTTACCTTCGCACAATCTGGTGGAGAAGTACCTAGTGGTATATCACTAATGATTAAAGACTTAGAACGCCACGAAGATTTTATGGACGATAAAGAATTATATCGTCAGTATGAAAATGATTTTTATAAAGTAGAATATGCTTTATCCCAAATAAACAGTTTAGGGTTACCAGATCCTAAACGATTCAAAGTCGATTTCTCTGAAGTTGAATATCCTATGACTACCCAAGATAAGATTATGCTAAGCGAATATCAATTAAAGCATAACTTAACTACTGAAGCAAAGATAATGGCAGATGAAAACAAGGATTTGAGTGTTGAACAAGCACAGAAAATCATCGAAGAAAACAAAGATGTCAATAGTGCGTCATTGCCAGAAGAATCAGTAGAGGAAGTAGAAGATGTACGTCAAGATTCAGAATAAAGTTAATTTTAACTTTCACAAAATACAAAAAAAGGTAGTTGAGCAATTAATATCATCACGCTTAAATAAAATAGCTAATACTGCATTGAAAAAAGTGCGTGATACATTCTTCAAGGAGAAAGATATAACTGGCAAATCGTTTGCTAAGCTAACTGAAAGATATAAGCAAGGATATAAGCAAAATGAGAATAATAGGATTATGGACGATACAGGAGAATTGAAAAAAAGCTTTAAAAAAACTAATGTCTCCAAAGATTTGTCTATTGCCGTAGGAAGTCCTTTAGGAAGATATGAAAATCACTTAAAAGATAATATTTCTGGGATTAAGAGAGATAATGGAACATTTCGTGGATTTCAGGGACAATTTGGTAAAGTCCCTCAAAGAAAATTCTTTTACACATCAGAAGAAGAAGCGTATGACATACTCGGAGAAAAGATAGAGCAAGAAATAGATTCGTTTTTTGATGATTTTGTAAAGACTCTTTCAACTTCTATGCGTAAACTTAATTAATGAAAAACCTAATAAAAGAAATATTTAAAGCGATAAAAGAATTGCGTCAGATTTCTCACGCAAACAATGAGCTATTAGGTTTTATTTGTCAGAAAATTGCTCCTCCTGGAGAAGTCGAAAAAGATTATATGGAAATTGGGGATTTTATGACTACTTCGTTAGAAATGTCTGAAATGTTCGAAAAATATGATATTATGCCTGAAGAGTTTGGGATTTCATAGATTCTTCCCTTTCGATTAACTCTTCCAACCATCTTCTTCTTTCAGTATTCGTAGGACGCTTCGCAGGTAATGGATCTAACCCTACTTTCTTAGCTCGTTGCAATAACGCATATCTATTAGCTCTATCCTCTCTACGCTTTTGCCTATAAGGTTTCTTCCCTTTTTTTATATTAGTTACTGCTTTCTTTTCATCTTGCTTTCTTTTTAAAGGTTTGTCGTTTACAGGATTTCTTTTCGGAAGGGTATCTATAGCTTCTTTTACTTCTTCTGTTTCTACATCAATAACCTCAGTAGCGTCTATTTCAGTTGCTTTTAAAAACTTTTCAAATGGACTATCAACAGTAACATTGATGTTTTTCACTAATTTACCAGAATGCTCTAATACCAATCGTCCTGCTTGGACATTTCCTTCAACAGCTTCTCGCACCATACTATTTAACACCATAGGTAGTTTTGCGTTGAAATAAACCATATACTTTTTATAATACATTTCTACAAACCTATCATCTGCAAACCAATTATGGATTGTTTGGGGTGTCATATTCAACTCGTTTGCGAGTTCGGTTTTATTTAGCTCTGGATTATGAATCATTAATTCAATAGCAGCCATTTGATTGGCTTTCTTTAATTCTATATTACTCATTTACCTTGTCCTCTGTATTTTTTCTTATAGTATTTCTTTGAAGCTTTTGTTCCTCGCTTGGTGTTCGTGCTATTACCTTGTCGAGTTTTTTTCTTGCCATTTGACTTTTTTTCTTGTCGCTTAAATACTCTCATTGTTGCTACTTCTTATAGACTTTCTCTGCTCCAGCAATACCAAATGAACCTAAGGTTACCCAAACGAACGAATTATAGATATTATCATTAATTATAATTTCTTGTCCTAATAAACCTGTTACTAGATCAACAATACCAAACACACACATCAAAGCAAATGAAATAAATCCAATAATTGATTTTTCATTATACTCGTTTTTGTCTTTAAATATATCCCACATTATTTCTTTTTCTTTTTTGATTGACACCAGTCCCAACATTTCTTACAAGCGTCTTGTCCTGGCTTTGTGCATAGTATTCCATAATGAAATACAAACCCTACTATAAATCCTAATAAAAATTTTAACATTACTTCTTCTCCTTTTTATTTTTTCCAAAAATCTTTTCCCAGCGTTCTTCCCATTTCTTTTGGGATATGCCCATTCTAGGTTCATCGCCTTTACCAGCACCGTTGGCTTTACTAAATATACTTTTATCTTTCACTTCTTTTTTTTCTTTGCGTCCAATTTCTCTTTTGGGCAATGATCAATATAATCAACCCTATTAGCTGCTAATGATCCTGTGTGTAACCCACAATAAGTTAAGTCCCCTCTCTTTGCAGCAAAGGGACACTTTCGTTGGACAAAAGAGCAGTAGTCAAACATACTAATCTATATCTAATTCTTTGTATAATTTGCGATCTGTCATTGAACTTTTAGCATTAATGACCAATTTTGGCAAAGAAGGTAGTCTTTTAACCAAATATTTTTCCTTGCAACATATACATCTTTCTAGTGGATCATCTGTCATTCTTTGTTCCACCTCAAAAATATTATCTGTTTCTAAACACATATAATCATATTTTGGCATAAACACAATTTACTATAAAATATTACATAAATACCAACAAAAAACCCTTAAAATCTTGGATTGGTCGTCCAGTTGAAAACACGAAAAAAACACAACCTTAAAAATCTCTGTAACTCTAACAATACTAGTCGTTTACAGGAATATTTTTAAATCTTGATTCTTATATATAGAGTATTAAATTATTACTATTTATACCTAGTCGTTTACTACTATTTTGCAAGTAATACTGCTATTAATACGGGACTTGGCTCAACTCGCCTACTAGTCCCACTAGCAAACAAGCCAAACAAAACAAAAAAAAACTTGATCGGATCTAAAAAGAAGATCCTTTAAAAGTTGGATCTAGTTACAAGATCTAAAAAAGAAGTTGATCTAGTAGCTGTTTAAAAGTTGCTAGGGTGGGACGTGTAAGAT